ATTAACCATTGTTGATTTTACCGCCACACCTTCGCCCGTGCTAGCGAGCTTCACTGTAGCATCCCCAACATTGGCGCTCGGTGCGGTAACACTCACACCCACACCCGTGTCAGCGGTATTTGCAGTCACCTCCCCCACGCCTAAAGTTACAACAACCCCGGGCACAGTGATTACGCGTTTTGTTGTCACAACACCAATTGCCCGTCTTACAGTAAAGCCCGCGGCGGTGGTAGCAACGTGGACGGTAGCAAGTCCGACATTGGTGCCCGGAGGGGCGACACTATCCCCGGGTGCTGTGGTCATGCGTCTTGTGGTCACGACGCCTACGTTAGTATATCATATCATTATCTTTGGAGGTGTAGCTGCCGCTGTTCCTTGTTTCGGTGGGAGTGTGGCAGTATCGGCGGCCTGCTTTGGGGGTAATGTGTTAGAGGCGGTGGCCTGCTTCGGCGGTAGTGTGGCAGTATCGGCAGCCGTAGAGGGGGGTGGAGTGGCGGCATCTGCCGGCGTACAAGGTGGTGGTGTAGCGGTGCCAGAACCTTAGGAGAGGTTGATGACTATATATCGTACTAATGACACCAATTTAGTTACCGATGTGCTGACGGACCCGGCTGGCGATCCTATCACCGTTGGTACGGTGAACGCCGAAGTTTTCAATGAGGCGGGAACGGAGAGCTTGATTGCTAGTGCAGCGATGGTGCATGACGCGGGCGGGGTGTGGAAGAGGAAGTTGGAAGCGGACGTGGTTGATACCATACCCGTAGGCACCAAGCGTGTTCTTGTTCGGGTCACCGTTGGGAGCCCAGTAGACGCCACGTTTGAACGTATCGAACAGGTGCGTGACAGACGTGCAGCAGAAGTGGTATAGCTTTAACGAAGGGACATTGGACAATCCCTACGACTTGCACAGTAGGCACGTATCATACTATGTTCACGTCCTGGGCGTAGTTAAACGATAGGACAGCCTGCCAACTCCTTGATGTTTAAGGACCATTGGGGGCCCTCCACACAGGCTTCAAAAGAAGTGGAGGTCCCCATTTCGTATGTCGATGCCACGTGATAAAGAGACGCGAAAAGCATTCGTGTCCAGGTGCATGGGTGATGCGGAAGCCAATGAGGACTTCCCCGACCAAGAGCAACGGGCAGCCTTCTGCCACAGTGTCTTTACCAACAACGCCAAGCAGGTGGTAGACATGCGACGCGAGTGGGTAAACCTGGCGCTGGAAGGACCACTCCGCACCGAAGAGTTCCAGGGGCGTGAGTACTTAGTGGTCCCTGCGGTACTCGTCCAAGACCAAATCCTTCATAACAACCTAGGAGCCACATTCCTGCCACCGGAAGCCATTACAGATGAGTGGGCCGAGGAATGGAACAGCATCCCGGTTATCGTACAAGACCACCCAACACAACGTGGCGTCAGTGTCAGTGCACGTGACCCCGACATTTTGGATGCACGTGGCGCGGGTTTCGTCTTCCATGCTGTGGTGGAGCGCAATGGGACGACGAAGTTGAAAGCGGAAGTATGGTTGGATGTAGCACGTTCATCTGAGGTTCCGGATCTGGATAACATCATTGGGAAGTTACGGGCGGGGACGAAGGTAGAACTGTCCACTGGGTTTGCGACCGAGGCGATTGAGGAGCCTGGTATGCACAACGGTGAACAGTACGAGCGGATACTCCGCCCCTTGGGTGCGGACCACTTGGCAATCTTTGCGGAGAAGACCGGCGCTTGTTCCGTAGCAGATGGCTGCGGCTTGGGTGCAAACAAGGAGGATGGTAGCGTGGATGGAGACATAACGGAGGAAGAGCGTGGGGTACTAGGCAAGTTGCTGGACAGGGTGCTCAAACGCGCCCCGGCCGAGAACACCACGGGCGCAGAGTATCGTCTCCTTCTCTTACGTCTCAAGGCGTTGGGGATGACCAACGAGACGATCGGCAATGCGATAGGGTGTGACGCGTCCACCGTGTCACGCACGGAGCGGGGAGAGATCCTCAATCCCAAACCCGAGGCGCTTGCGGCGCTCAAGAAGTACATGGACACCAAGTTCACCGGGAATGCGGAGCATGAGCATTCCGATGAGGAGCGGCGCATGAAGTTGGGTGATGCGCTTGCCGAGGAGTTTGGCGGTAGGGACAAGTACGTGTGGATCGACGCCGTGTTCTCCGAACAGGAGCGCGTAGTGTTTGGTGTCGTGCATCAAGACGGTGTAGTAGATAGCGACAAACTCTTCGAGGCGACGTTTGAGATCGCCAACGAGAGCGGAGAGGTCACGTTTTCCGAGCCCGTCGAGGTGGTCCGGCGCGTGATTTACGAAGCAGTATCGAACGTCTTACCAGCAAAGGAGAAGGGAGCCACAATGCCCACGGACAAAGGGAAGGGCAAGGACACGCCGACGGGCGCGGACGGTGCAGCGGGGGCAGATACGCCCGCGGCCAATGCAGACACTGACAAGCCTGCGGCAGCGGCACCAGCGGAGCCGGCAGCGGCAGCGGCGCCAACAGCACCGGTGGTCAACGCCGAGGAAGTAACTGTACTCCGGGCGGAGTTGGCGGAAGCCAAGACCGCAGTGGTGGAGATGCGGGAGATCACAGCGCCCCTGGTCGAAGAGCGGGAGCGTGAGCGCAAAGGTTTGGTTGAGGCGTTGGCGGGGAACGATGCAGTGCCCTTCGACACGGCGGACCTCGAAGCCAGGCCGTTGGAAGACCTGCGGAAGTTGTTCGCCATGAGCCGCGGTGCAGTATACGCGGGACGTGGCGGACCGAACGTGAGCAACGTCAAGCCTGACGACGCTCCGCAGTACATGGAGCCCACGAAGTATTGGGAGACGCCCAAGGCGCCGTCCAGCGAAGGGGGTGAGTAATGCCGAACACCATCCTGGTGAAAGGCGATTTGGTTGCGAAGGAGGCGGAGGCGTCCAGCGCCATCACCCCGGGCGACCTTGTGGAGTACGGGGGCGTCAATGACCTGCAGACGCACGGCACAGCGGGTGGGCCGGCGCGTAAGGCATTCGCCCTCGAGAACGATCTTGTCGGTAAGGGCGTCGGCCTCACGGGCGACGACTATGCGGCCGGTGAGACCGTGCGGTACGGGATTCCTCAGCCTGGCGCGGAGGTCAACGCCATCCTGAACTACCCCGAGAATGTAACCAAGGGTGATCCCTTGGTCAGTGGAGGCGACGGCGGACTGGTTGCCTTCATCGAGTCCACCCACGAAGCGGGTGTCATTGTGGCATACGCGGCGGAAGACAAAGACAATTCGGCCGGTGGTGCGGCGGTTCGCATCATTGCTGAAGTAGCGTAGGCGAAAGGAGAATCTGTCATGGAACAACAGTTTAGACTAGTTGGCGCAGAGGATCTGCTCGCTCGAGGCGTAACTAACCTCGCACAGCTACGGCCGATCCTTGCAGCAAACGCCGATCCGCTTCAAGTCCATAACGCTACCCTGCGGAAGGACGAGTGGGAACAGATCGACGAGCGGGTCAATCAGGTGATGCGGGAACGCCTCACCGTCGCAGACGACCTGCGCGCCAAGGGGCTTGTGACGCCTGTTGGCTTGGGCACCACGTTGCGTGTAACGGAGCGGTTGGAAGACTTCGAAGACGCGGACGTTTCCTACGATGGCGACACAGCACCGACGAAGGACCGTCCCAGTTTCCTGCGGGACACCATCCCGGTGCCTGTTGTGTCGAAGGACTTCTCAGTCAGTTGGAGGCAACTCGAAGCGTCTCGCACGCGTGGAGAGCCTCTCGACACCACGGCCGCAGGTCTTGCGACCCGCAAGGTGCGGGATAAGTTGCAGGACTTGATCGTGAACGGGTTTGGACACGGACCGGACGGGTCCACCATCCCCGGGCTTGCTAACGCGGCCAATAGGCAACAGGTGTCGTTGACCATCGATTGGGACGCGTCGGGCGCAACGATCATCGCCGATGTACTGCGGATGTTGGAAGCAGCATACGCGGTCAGCCTCTTCGGACCCTTCACCCTGTACGTACCCAAGAACTACTGGGCGACGTTGCAGGATGACTACAGTACGGACAAGGGTGAGAAGACGTTCATCCAGCGCATCCTGGCTTTCGAAGATATCGAAGCCGTGCGGCCGCTGGACACGTTGGCGGATGACAACGTGATCATGGTGCAGATGACCGAGGACGTGATCGACTTGTCCGAGGCGCAGTCCATCACCACCGTGCAGTGGGAGAAGAACCCGTTCGTAACGATGTTCCGGGTTCTGATGGTTGGAGGTCCGCACATCAAGTCGATCGAGAACGAAGCGGGCACCACCATTCATGGAATTATACATCTTTCGTAAACGGGCGGACGATGCCGCGGTATAAGAACATTGGGCATTCCTTGTGGCGGCGGCCGACTGGTGAGGCGGTCCCGCCTGGGGGAACCTTTGAGGCAACACCCCGAGAGCACCAACGGATTAAACGCCGTGGGTATCACGGGCGATTGCAGCGGGTGGAGGATGTACCCGCTGCCTCCTCAAGTGGTAGTGACAAGCCCACAGATCAATCACCTGCTACAAGCTCCGCTGCCAAAGAGTTGCGCGCCGAGTGGACGTTGCGTATGGAGCCCGCAAAGTATTTGAAGTTGCACGGCAGCGGAGGACATGCACCACTCGCCCGGCAGATCGTGGCCGCGGAGGAAGAGGGCGCCTCATGACGCTATACCGGAATCGAGGCGCCCGCTTCCCGCGGGATGATGAACAAGGTCATTGGGAGACGGACGCTGTGCACGAGCCCACGGAACATGAGTTGCGGACGCGTGCGCACAAATTGGTTGCCGTCTCCGCACTGGACCCCGAGTATGTAGAATCAGTATCGGCAACACTCGCAGAGGAGGTTATTGATCCCTCAACGGGGCTTGCCGAATGGCCTATACAGATGCGCCCGGAGATGTATGTGCGTCTGCATCCTGAAGGCAAACATGCTGACCTTGCTCGTGCCCACGTGGCGCAGGCTGAGGAGGATGCAGACCCTGATGCCGAGGACATCTGAGACAGCCGTCAAGGCTGTAATATCCACGTCGTTGACCACGACGCAGGTTGAACAGTTTATCGGTGACGCCTCGTTGTGGGTGGATGAGGAGTTAACCTCCTCGGGCCTATCCGCAGGACGCCTGGAGTTGATTGAACGCTACTTGACCTGTGCGCTCATACGTCTACGTGACCTTGGGTTGACGCAAGCCAAGTTCGATGACATCACTGAGCACTATCAGGTGGACAAAGAAGTCACGGACTACCTGTTACGTGCTGCGGCAATGGATCCTACAGGTACAGTGCGCCGCTACTTCATGGCGCCCGCAGATGTGCGCCCAGTGCAGTACCGCGTAGCCACACGCTTCGTGGACGACACGGCCACTAGCCCGGCAGATGATGTATGAGTGTCCTACTCAGTCGGCACGCGACACTGGAAACAGTGGGTGTAGAAGCACGCTCCGGTGTTGATGGGGAAGGTGCGCCTAATTACGCTGCTTCCGTAGACATAAAGTCACGTGTCACTCGATCGGAGAAAGTAGTTCTTAACGAAGAGGGCACGGAGGTCCGCACGGTGTTGAATGTGTGGACGCCCTCAACGTCAGACACACTACCCGGACGTAAGGCTCGTCTAACGTTTGGTGGTGAGAAATTCATTGTCGTTGACCTAAAGGATGTGAAGGGGCTTGATGCCACTGCTGAACACCGACGCGTGCGTTGTCGCCGCGAATAACCTTGGGGGTGTAGGTGGGCACAGAGCAATGGATGGTGGTCGCGGTGCTTTTCGGTCCTTTGGTTGGGGCGGGCATAGGAACATTCTTTGGGTTACGTGGGGCCATTAACGGTCTTGCACAACGTTCGAAGCGGATGGAAGGGACGTTGGTTGAGGTGCGTGACTACACGCGCGACACGTCCAGGTTGCTGGAAGGAACACTTGGTAAGCAAGTCGGTGAAATCCATACGGAGGTCACGCGGGGTGACTAGTGGCTAGAGGTGCCCAGAAGACGCGCAAGAGTTTTAAGGCTGCCGCAAAGCAGATTGAGAAACTGCGAAAGAACCTTGGGAAGAGAATGGCCTCGGGTCTTAGACTCATTGGTGAAGAGATCATGTTGGATGTGAAAGCTTCTCGGCCGGGCGCTGGAGTACCAGTGGACAAAGGACCATTGCGTGCAAGCGGTAGAGTGGAAGGTCCGGTGGCGGATCAAGTGTTCTTGGACTTTGGGGGCAGTGCGGCGCCTTACGCTGTGGTGCAGCATGAAGATACAACGTTGCAGCATAGCGTTGGTGAACCGCGCTATTTGGTACGAGGCATTGAACGGTGGAAGAGAAATGGGGAGAGTGTGCGGCGGGCAATGGCTCATTTGAAAGTGGCCGTAGACCGGGTGGCTAAGGGGCAGCGTGCATCCACGCGTGGTGTGGGTATAGGAAGTGTGCGGCGAAGAGGAAGGGTGCGTTAATGGGTGCCGTCGTTGATGTCTATCAACATCTCATCACCCAGGGACATGCGGAAGGTTCTACAGGCTGGGACATTGTGAAGCGGATGTTGTCGGATGTGGATGTCAATGATCAATTGATCGTTGTGACAGATGATGGGGGGGCACTTCCGGAGATTAAAGAAATCTTAGGCATTGGTGACAGTGCCTTGCATGATATTGGTGTGTTGGTGTTGGTGCGTGGTGCACCCTTCAAGGGTGATGCAAATTTGACGAAAGCATTGGACATCTTTATTGAGTTACACGGTAAGCGCGACGTGACGTTGAACGGAACGCAGTACATGCGGATTAAGGCCATGACGCCTGAGCCTATCTTTATTGGCTTTGACGATAAGAATCGTCCGCGCCATACGACAGGCTATATGCTATTGGTAGACGCATGAGAAACCATTCAGGTAGGAGGAGGGGGTAAAGTAAAATGCCAAAATATCTTCCGCACGGCACTACGTTCAGCATCGGGAGCAAGTTGGTGGGGGGCCTTATTTCCATCGGCGTTCCCGATCGCTCGCGCGGAGAGGCAGAAACAACGGACACCGATTCTGCAGGGGACCGGGAGTGGATAGCCGGTCTAAGAGAAGGCGGCGGTGTGGAGTTGACATTTCGGCACGATCCGGATGACGTTGGTCAGCTTCAATTGGAAACCAACTTCAATGCGTCTGTGGCTGCATCGAAGGAAGAGTGTATCATCACCCTACCGGAGGTGGCTACTGCGGCGTCGGGATCGCGCACGTACACCTTCGACGGTTTCGTAACCCAGCCGCCAACCGGTGACTTGGGTCTAGCGGATGATGACGCGGCCGAGCAGACAGCGGTTATCAAGCTGTCTGATAAAGTCACCATCGCATAAGTGAAAGGGAAGAAAGGAAAGGCTTAGGATGAGTAAGGTAACGCAGTCTACGCCAACCCCAACCCCAACCCCAACCCCAACCAGGGGTGTAGTGATCGTCCTTGATAAGGAGCGCAGGTTACGCTACTCGTTGGGCACTATTAGAAAGATGCGCGAGGAGTTTGGCGATAACGTCCTCGAATCAGGTTTACCCCACGACGCTATAGGCAAGCTGTTGTGGTTTGGACTTGTCCATGACGATGAGAACCTCACGCCTGGAGATGTAGAAGAGCTTGTGGATCTCGAACACCTGGATGAGATCATGAAGGCTGTGACTAAGGCGACGGGGGGGCGGTCTCGAATTGAATTGATCGAGGCGGGTACGAAGTTGAGTCCCGCCCGCCCTCCTCAGCAGCCCGTAGCCAAGACGACGGAGGCTACGGGCGAGGAGACGAAGGACGAGGAAGTGACAGTGTCGACGCCGCAGAGCTGAAGTGGTGGGCCGGAGCAATGGCTTGCGGCATTTCTGATGCATTGTATTGGAGTCTGACACGTGAAGAATTGGTGGCAGTGCTTAAGGTTCACGCGGCACGGGAAAGGTCTGCAAATCTGCGGGCGGGTTTGGTTGCGGCTACAATTTGTAATACGAACCCGTATAGGAAGAAGGGTGCAAGGCGCATACAGCCTGGAGACTTCTTCCGTTCTGCAAAACGGGAACACATGTCTGTAGCAGAAGCACAGAAGTTCATGAATGGATGGGCTAGCACTATTAACAAAGACGCCGCTGCTCAAGGGGGCAAATGACTGTTCTTGCAGTAGCCCGTATCGTTCTTACGGGAGACACGATTGCGTTAACCAAATCGCTCCATGGTGCGTCGGCAGCCATGGAGCAAGCTGGACGGCGCATGACGAAGATTGGCAAGAGCTTAACTACTAAAGTCACGCTGCCTATTATAGCGATCGGTGGCGTGAGTGTGAAGATGGCTGCAACCTTCGACGCCTCCATGCGAAAGATTGTAGGTCTGGTGGGTGTGCAAAGGGATGTTGTGGATGGGTGGCGCGATGACGTCCGAAAGTTGGCCGTGCAGTATGGCTCTTCTGCTAATGAAGCAGCGGAAGCGTTGTTCTTCATCACCTCCGCAGGCTTGCGTGGCTCCGATGCAATGGAAGCCCTCGAGGCGTCACTGAAGGGCACGGCGGCGGGCATGGGGCAGACGGCAACATTGGCGGATGCTGCCACCTCGGCAATGAACGCGTATGGTGCTGCCAACGTAAGCGCGGAACGGGCGGTGGAGATCCTCACCGCTGCCGTGCGGGCTGGTAAGCTAGAGACGGCCGCGTTGGCGCCTGTCATTGGTAGATTGTTGCCTACAGCATCTGCCATGAAGATTGGCTTCGCAGAGATTGCGGGCATTTTGGCCGTATTCTCCCGTACCGGTTTGCAGGCGGCGGAGGGTGCGACGTCTTTGAATAGTGTTATGACAACACTACTCAAACCTAGTCAGTTGGCGACGGAAGCGTTGGCGGAAGTTGGGCTTACGATGGCGCAACTCCGTGAGACGGCCGCAGGTCCGCAGGGTCTTATTGGAGTGATGCGGTTGTTGGCTGATACGTTTGCGGATGATGATGAGAAGTTGACTGCCATTATTCCAAACATTCGTGCGTTCCGTGGCGTGATGAATGTGTTGGCGCAAGATGCAGACATCGTTGATCAAGTGATGTCTGATGTAGCAAACTCCCAGGGTATCTTGTCAGAGGCGTTCATCGCATCCATGGGCCCACTCTTCCGGATGAGGCGGGCGTGGGAACAGTTTAAGGAACTCCTACTCAGTGTAGGCTTTGCAATCATTCCCGTCATCGTGCCCATCTTTGTAAAGATGGGGAAGGCGTTTGATGTGGTGGCGCATGAGATAGGGAATATGTCTACGACCACCAAGACGGCCGGTGTGGCCTTAGTAGGGGCGGCTGCCGCCATAGGTCCCGTCCTTGTTGGTCTGGGGTCTGCCGTGTTGGTGATGAAAGCGTTGGGTGTTGCAACGTTGACAGTGACGACTAGGTTGTTTGGGCTTAGCGCGGTAATGGGAGCAGGTAGTATACTACTCGTTGCTCTTGGCTTGACGGCGGCGGCGATGCTGAAAGTTAAACTTGCTGCTATTGAAATGGAAGCGTCAACGTTGCGTGCCACTGATAGCATAAAAGCGGGTTTCGCTGATTTAGAACCGGAGGCTGCGGCGCGTAAGGTCGCACGCCTTAACATGGTCATAAAGACGATGGAAGGCGATGTAGACAATCTACGCACCCAGGCTGTGATGGCGCAGGCTGCGATGGTGGGTGTAGCGGATGCAACAGCAACACAGGCTACCCCGGCGTTTCGTGAGAGTGCAGACTCTTTGCTTGCGGAGGCGGATGCGATAGAAGAAACTATTGCTAGGACGAAAGCGTTTCGTACTGCATTGCAGGCGGTGGCAAACACAGCGGTTGAGACGGCGAAGGTAGTTGATAAAGGGGCAGGTGGTGGTACTGCACCCGCCGCTTGGATGGTGGCTGCGAAAGAAGCTATGGAGCTGTTGTCAGCCTCATTACGTGAAACGGTGGTGTTGAATGAGTTGATGGGTGAGAGTTTTGATCTACCCGCTGCACAGGCTGAGGCCTACGAAGCGGCTATCGTGTCTATGGTTGAGGCAGGTGTGGACCTTGACGTGGCGGTTGGCCAGAATGGAGAAAACCTCCGAGTACTGACTGAACGTTATTTGGTATTGGCGGCGGGCGTGGACGAGGCAGAAAAGAAGACGAACGCGTTGACGGCAGCACAGGAAGACGCGAAGCGTATTATTGAAGGCATCCGCACGCCGACAGAACAGTACGATGCGACGGTAGCAAATCTGCAAAAACACTTGGATGCAACACTGCTCACGCAAGTAGAATTCGATCGGGCGGTAGGGTTGGCAAAGACTACGTTGGCGGAGGCAACGGCAAGTGGGCTTGAATGGGGTGAGACAATGGAGCGCGCGAGTGCGCATGCATTGGACAGCTTTATTCAGTTCGCAACGACAGCCGGTGGTGAGTTTAGCGACTTTGTGAACGGGGTTATCCGAGACCTTGTACGTATGGCTGCTAAGATGGCCATTACAGGCGCCTTCAAAAGCCTTACGGCGAGCCCAATACCCGAGCTGGCGCACGGTGGGTTCCTCCCTGGAGGTAGCCTAGGGTTGGTGGGGGAGCAGGGCCCGGAGTTGGTGCAAGCGGGGAGGCAAGGGGTGACGGTGCAACCGATGAGTGGCTTGGTGGCGGCAGGAGCGGCGGACACGGGCGGTAACATTCGATTGGCGGTGACAATCCAGGCCAATGATGCTAAGAGCTTTAAGGAGATGGTTGAAGCGCATCCGGATGTTGTCACAGCGCCTGTGATGCAGGCGCTTGCGCGTGGCCAAAATCTACGAAGACGTCTACAAGGGTGATGCTTAGATGCCTGCCTTTCCGCGTGCGATAGCTTCGAGGCTTAGTACCCCGCCAGAATTCCCTGAAGGGTTTGCAAGTTGGGGACAGTCAGGGAAGGGACAGTTCCGCTCCTTCGAAAACGTGGGTAGGATTTGGACGGAGATTTATCCGTCCTGGAATTACCTGACGACGGAAGGACGAGCACTTATTCGCGCCATCAATTTAGCGCGGCGTGAATTAACGATCTGGACCATTCAACATCCGCACCTTATTGCCAACTATGGTGCACAAGGCGGATCTCCTTTGGTGGACGGTGCAAGCCAGGCAGGAGACACTATTCTTATTGATGGTGCGCCTGCGAGCACCCTCAATTGGTTGCGGGATGGGGACATCATTCTCATTGCAGGTAGCACACTCATCCTCGATGTCAAGGCGGACGTGGACACAGATAGTGCGGGGGATGCAACCATTCCCATCCATCCGCCCATCTTCACTGGTGGTAGTCCTAGTAATAATGCCGTCGTTACTATTGACGCATCCGCCATCAACTTCACTGCCGTGTTAGTAGGCACACAGATGCCCGACATTGAGGCGCACGGGGTGGTGGCAGCAGGCATGACGCTAACGTGGCGAGAACAACCATCATGAGGGTGTTAGCATGAGTCCAGGTACACGCACACTCGGCTCAGGCATCGCTGCGGAGCTTACCAGTCTCAATGCGGAAGCAGTGCACCTTGTGGAGATTGTATTCTCCAGCGGTACTGAGCGTCTCAGTACGGGCACACGTGATATTGATTGGGATGGGTTTACGTGGAGTGCAGTAGGTGGGATACTGCAGATTGGTGCTGTTGAAGAGGCGCAGTCGCCGAAGAATGCAGGCATGGATATTGCGCTCGCAGGTATTGACCAAACGATTGTCAGTGCTCTGCTGAGTGCTCACTACCGGGGACGCTCCCTTAAGTTATGGCGGGCGTATCTTGACCAAGCGACTGGCCTCATTATTGTGGACCCCGTTCCTTTGATAGACCACTTGCAACTTGAGGGCTATCGGATTGAGGAAAACATCAGTCGTGGGAGTCCGTTGACTGTTACGATTAAGACGCGGGTATCCTTACGTGCAAGTATCCCGGAGCGGCGGGGTATCCAGTGCAATCTGATAAGTCATCAGAGTGTACACACGGATGAGACGTTCATGCAACACGTTGCAGGTCTTAAAGGGAAGTTAAACTATTGGGGCACGGAAGCGCCAACGCGCATTGGTGGTGGGGGTGGTGGTGGAAACCAAGACGATGGTCCGGATGAGAGGCTGTAAATGATTCTTCCCCGCGTACTGGATTGGCGTAGCAGGCTTGTCCCTTGGGCGGAGGGGCTACGTGGGGAACCCTACGAATGGGGGCTTACGGACTGTGGTAAGATAGCGTGCGCCGCATTGGCTGAGATGTTTGGACAGGACATCGCAGCGCTGCCCCCGTACACTACGGCCGCGGAGGCTGTCCGTGTACTGTCCGCTGCCGGTGGCGCGGGAGGAATCATGCAACGCCTCGGTGCGGAGCCCGTCACATCCATGTTCCTACAGTCAGGTGCGATTGTAGTGGACCCCGACAAGGGTGATGAACATTTTCCAGGTATCTATGTCTACGTTGAACCAATATTGATAACAAGTCATCTAGAGACGGGTGTTGAGTGGTACGAACGGGAGGGCGTGCTGGGAGCTAACGCCGTCGTCTTCAATCTTTGGGAGGCACTACTCCCCGATGGGTAGTAAAGTTGGAAGAATTGTTGCGGGCGTAATTCTCACGGCAGGAAGTGTCGTTGCTCTTGCGTTTGGGCAACCACAGCTTGCCTACGCGTTGGGTTCGATCGGCCTTGGGATGCTTTACAACGAGGCTTTTGGTGCACGTGGCCTCAATGATCGTCAAGCTACGGTGATGGAAAACCGGACGGACGTGCGCGAACATATCCCGCTCATCTACGGAGAGACGCGTGTCGGCGCGAACATGATTGACATCCGGGTGGATGATGCAAGCCCCGATAACAAGAGATTGGCACTCGTGGCAGCCTTTTGCTTGGGCTCTTCTGATGGTGGGGACATTGAAGGCGTCCAGACTATCTACTTGGATGATAAGATTGCGTGGACAAAAGGCGCCGGTTTGGCGGGAGTGTACAACGGTTTCCTGCCAGTCAGTGATACCATTCAGTCAAAGTTCTTAAAGGTAACGGTGCACGAAGGTGCTACATCACAGACAGTAGATGCTGATTTAACTGCTCTATTCCCAACGGAGCATCCTAGCACGTCACGTGGGCGTAGTGTGTGCTATGTTACACTATTGGCGTGGGCAGATTCAGATGTCTATCCAAATGGTATTCCACGCATCAATGCCTTGATTCGCGGGCAACGGTGTTTCGATCCACGCACATCCACAACGATCTATACGCAGAACCCTGCGGTCATTATTCGAGACTATCTTGTTTCCACGGTCTATGGGTTTGGAGTACCGACAGCTGACATCATTGAGCAGACCTTCATAGACATGGCGAATTACTGTGACGAGATCGTCTCACTCCCTTCAGCTGGATCGCAGAAGCGTTTTGTGGCCAATGGTTGGGTTGACACGTCGAAGTCCTTGTCTAGTAACCTCGCAGACCTCGCCACATCTTGCCGCGCCCAGGTCTTTGAAACGGGCGGGAAGTGGCAAATCCATATTCGGCGCACGCTTGCTGTTAGCGGTCTCAAGTTGGACAAGGGCAACACGGTGGAGGGAAGCTGGAACTTCTTCCTCCCAGGTTCGCGGGATGTACCGAATGTCATGCGTGCAACGTACCTGGATCCCGCGAGGGACTACCGCCCGGATACAGTGCAGTGGCCTGACCCAGGTGCAGCTAACCCCGCACTGACAAACGACAACGATTTCGAGAGTCGGTTTGCAATAGACCTACCGTATACGGACAACCGACTGCGGGCGCAACAATTTTGCTTGACGTTGACGAAGGAAATGCGCGAAGGGATTATGGTTACCCTGACCGCGAAAGGAGAATTGCTCCAAGGCAAGATTGGTGACATTGTCGAATTGACATACTTGACGCCAGGGTGGGTGGATAAGCCCTTCTGGATTATTGCAATGAACATCAAGTCTGATTTCAACATAGATATGGTTCTTGTTGAATATGAGTCTACGGTCTACGACTTGGATGCGCAGGTAGACCAACCTGCCATTCCCAATACTAATCTTCCTGATCCGCATGCCGCACCACCACCTACAAGCCTTGTGCTTACCGCTGATGCCTCAGTGGCGCAGGAAACAAATGCTGGTGTTTATATCCCACGCATCCGGGCGACCTGGGTTGATGCTGATCATAACTTTGTGGCCCAATACGACCTTGAAGCCAAGCCATCAAGCGTCAGTGAACTGTGGGATTCTTTTGGTCCGGTTCCTGTAGGTGAGGAATACTTTCTAGTCTATCCTGTTGATGAACAATCGTGGGACGTTCGTATACGCACGGTGACAAAGAGTGGGGTTAAAAGCGACTGGGTAGAAGAAACTGTTTCTGTAGACCTTGGTCCACACGCGCAGATTGGGGCGCTTGGTACGACGGTTAAGCGTACAGATGGGTCGGCGGTAGTTCGTGCAGAGCTTGATCCTGCTGTAAAGTCGGTTCGTTATGTCGCGATTGTAGGTGTCGCTCCCTCGTGGCCAAATGATGCTGCGGTTGAGGCTGGTACAATTATTACTCCAACAGCAACCTTTGTTGATATCGCTTTTGGCGCGGGCACCGTTCTTCCTGGCGAGCGGCTGCTCATTCGTATGGTGCCCTATGCTGCTATTAACGGCATTGGGCCCGATGGGTCTGCGGCGACACATGGATCTATTGTTGCTGACCTCGATGGGACGGATCAACCTGAAGTACGGTCGATTGCGTTTCGTGTGAGCGCTTTAGGTGTTGTTGATCTTATAATTCGGACGATGCAAGCGAAGTCAATTAAGTGGGCAGTATCAAACTCCTCTTTCCCAACACCTGTTACAAACGCTAATACGGACAGCGAAGGTGTTGTTGAACTCTTAGGTGTAGACACCCTCATTACTGGCGAGACTTTGTTTGTTGCAGTTCTCGCCTATGAGGCAATCAATCAGGGCGGTGTTGTTGGTACAGTGGAGGGGCGTGATAAGTATCTCTATGCACTCGAACCCACGGTCGAGAGCGTTGGGACGACGGTTCACACCGCTGACGGATCGGCTACGGTCCGCATGGAACTCTCGCCGCTTGTGTTGTCGATTCGCTATGCAACGGCGGTTGGTGCGAACCCC